CCCGCGGTGGGTGGAGGGCCGTTGCGATGATCGGCGGCGTGGCGGGCACACTCGGGGCTGCCATCGCCTGGGTGGTGCAACACGTCAAGATCTCGCCATGAACTTCGACACCGCATTCGAGAAGTTGCTGGGCCACGAAGGTGGCTTCAGCGATCACGCTGCAGACCCTGGCGGCAAGACGCGCTACGGCATCACCGAGGCAGTCGCCCGCGAGGTGGGCTACCGCGGTGACATGCGCGAGCTGCCGCTGGATCTCGCCAAGCGGATCTACATTGAGCGCTACTGGCGCCCCGTGCGAGCCGATGAGCTGCCGGCTGGCGTGCGATATGCGGTGTTCGATGCTGCTGTGAACTCGGGCCCAGGCCAGGCAGTCAAGTGGCTCCAGCGTGCAGCCGGTGTGCTCGATGACGGTGTGCTCGGGCCCAAGACCTTGGCCGCCGTCAATGCGCTGAATGCCGACTCGCTGCGCAGCAAGATCCTGGCCCAGCGCCTGCGGTTCATGTCCAGCCTGCCGAACTGGCCGGCGTTCAGCCGCGGCTGGAGTCGGCGCATTGCCTATTTGATGGAAGCGTAGCACCATGAGCCTGGACCCCATCACCGCAGCGCTCGACGTCGGCGGCAAACTCATCGACCGGCTGTGGCCTGACCCGGCGCAGCGCGACCAAGCGCGATTGGCCATGCTTGAAATGGTGCAGCGCGGTGAGCTCGCCGAGTTCACGGCGCGCGCCGACATCGTCAAGACCGAGGCGGCCAGCGAAAACTGGCTTGCGTCCTCCTGGCGGCCGATCCTGATGCTGACCTTCGGCGCGCTAATTGTGGCGCGCTGGTTCGGGTGGGCCGCACCCAACCTGAGCGAGGCCGAGTACCTCAAGCTCTGGTCAATCGTCGAGCTTGGGCTCGGAGGTTATGTGATCGGCCGCTCGGCCGAAAAGATTGTTCCTGCGGCCGCGGCCGCGTTGAAAGGGAGTAAATGACCACCCGTGTACCTTACTCAATGACAGATGGTCCCGTGAATGTACGGGCCTACGGTGCCAAGGGCGACGGGTCGACCAATGACACCGCGGCGATCCAGGCGGCGATAACCGCAGCAGTCGGAACGGTGTTTTTTCCAAAAGGAAACTATTTGGTCAACACCGGGTTGACGATTCCATCAAGCTGCCACCTGGAGTTTGAGGCAGGGGCGAAGCTACTGGCTGGAACCAATTCGATGACCGTCATTTCCACCACGGCAGGATTCAAGACCGGGGTCAAGATGACCAACGTCGCTGTGGATGGAAACAGCAAGACGGGGGTCACAGCGGTGACGCTGTCAAATGTGCAGTTCGACAGCGCGGTCGTGGGCCTGAACGTTAACAACTGCGCCACCGGCCTGGTGCTGCAGTCGACGTGCATTGGCGTGCATGTTGATCGGCCGACGATCTACGGGACAATCGACGGCATCAAGATCTTGGCAAGCAATGCCAACGTCATTACCTGCCCGTCGATCGACCACCAGACCGGCGCCTCGCCGCTCACGGGCACTGGCATTTACATCACCGGCTCAAGCAACGCGGTATACGGCGGATTCGTGCAGGGGTTCCAGTACGGGGTCTACGACCAGGGCGATTACAACAAGATCGACGCCACCTATTTTGAGCTGTGCTCGGACTGCGCATTGCGCTGGGACGGGTGCGCTATGCCTACGGCGACCGATGTGTTTTTCTTTGGCCAAGCTGCTGCAGCAGGTGCGCGTTACTTGGCCGTGGCCAGCAACACCGCAGGCGCCAGGGTCATGTGGCCAAAGATGGTGCAGGGTAACAGCACTGGCGGGCTGTTCTTTTTCTCGTCAGGCAACAGCAACTGCGCGACCGACTACACGACCGACGGCGGAACCACAAACACTGCCGCCGGCACGGTCACGCAGATCAGCAAGATCACGATCCCCTAACCAAACGCCCGGCTGTCATTGGCGGCCGGGCTCAAGGTCTCGACCGCCTGCTCAGCGATCGCCAGGCGGATCTTCAATCCCTCGATCTCCCGGCGCTGGGCCGTGAGCTGCTGGCGCAGGATGATCAGGCTGAGCACGTCGCCAGACCTGAACCCCTCACCGCCAGGGGCCACCAGCTCACCGCGCAAGAACCGCCAGCCCGTCCACTTGCCGTCGGTGCCTGGAAGATCCCCGAGCAGCATGCGGATGGCAAGGTGCTGGCGCCCGGGTATCGGCGTGCGACCGGTTTGCCAGCGGTACAGTGTCTTGGGGTGGATGTTGAGCTCACGGCAGACAGCCGACTCGCCGATCAGCTCGACGAGCTGGCGCAGGTGGCGGCCGGGGATCTGGTTGATCTCAAGCATCTCCAGAGACGTCGATTCCGAATTGATCACGCAAACGTGCTTCAACGTCGAGCACTTCAAAGAAATCGCCATCCCCACAGTTTTCGTCGCGGCTGTTGAAAACCCGGTAGTTCATGCCGTTGACCTCGACGGTCAGGGACACGCCGCGCTTGTCGCGGCTAAGGATGATTTGTGTGATTCGCATAGTCGTTTTTAGGTCAAGGGGTTGAGGGCCATGGGGGTGGTTGCGCCAACTTTGGCGATGTACTGGTCTACGTTGGGAACCGAGATTCGGTTGGTGGTGGGGCTCCAACCATAAGTGGCGTCGGCCGGCTGAACCCAAAGGTAGTGATGGCCGGTGGCGACTCCCCAAGCGCGGAAACCTGCGGCCCGCAGCTTCGCAATGGCGGCGTTCTTCTGCTTGATGGTGGTTCCAAATCTGCTCATTCTGTGCTCCTGGTTGGCGACTCGATGAAGCAGAGTGTACAGGAATTTTTAGCAAGTGCGACAGTGAAAACCCCCGTGTCAGTACGCATAATGTATAGTCTGCCCGTAGCAAACTGTAAACGGGCCAGAGCACTAGGGGGAAATCGTGCTCTACTCGGCTCTAGCAAGTGCTAGGCGCCAGTGCATCTTGCACCTGGCTGATGTGCTGGTCAAGCACCTGCCACTCCATCAGCGACTCGTCGAGCCAGAGCACTGGCATAGCTCCGCACATTGCGATCAGCCGATTGCGATCGGCCATGAGCTGGACCTGGTAGCCCTCGGGTGGGTGGGGGAATGTCATGGCGCCCCCTTGATCCGCTTGGCGATCTCGCGCTCGATGTACCAGCGAGCCTTCCTGAGATCCTCAATCGCATGGCCTTTGAGATCGGCACGCCACACATACTTCAAAGCGTTGCCCAGGTTGAACCCCATGTGCTCGGTGATCTGGATGCACTCGATTCCCGAGGGGTGCTGGGTGTAATGCTTGGGGTGGTTGACTGGATCGCTCATCGTTTCCTCATTGCTTCGATCAAGATTTGCTGGATGCTGGCCTTGCCCTGGAGCCGCTGCAGGACCAGCTCGTCGACAGTTCCGCGGGCCACAATCCGGTGGACGAACACCGGCCTGTTGAGACCGGCCTGTGCCTGGCGAGTCGGGCCTATGCGCTCGATGATTTGCTCATGCTCCTCGAGGTTCCAATTGAGCCCGAAGAAGACGAGGATGTTACCGCCGGTTTGCAAATTGAGGCCGTGACCGGCAGATGCCGGGTGAGCGAAAAGGACAGGCACCTTCCCTGCGTTCCAATCGTGAATCGTCGCAGGGTCAGAATCCAAGACCCGACCCTGAGGGACCGCTCTTTGTAACCGGGCAAGGTCCGACTTGAAGTGGTAGGCCACCAGGACTGGACATCCAGCAGCCTCTTCCACAACGGACGATAGAGCTTGTAACTTGGCATCGTGCAGTTCCTTCCATGTTCCTTTGTCATCAACATAGACCGCGCCATTGGCGGCCTGCAGGCACTTCATCGTCTTGGCCGCGGCGCTCATCGCCTCGACCTCCTGGCCACCGGCCAACACCGTGAACATCTCGCGCTCCAGCTCGCGGTAATGGCGCTGGGCCGTGGGCGGCAGCTCGACGTCGATGATGTTCTCGATCAGCGGCGGCAGATCCAGGAAGTCCTGGGCCCGAACCGTGATCGTCAGATCCCGCAAGCGCTCCTCGATCTCGGCCTGGGCGTGAGACATCGGCGTGAGCTGGCGGGCAAACGCCGAGGCGCCGACCTGCTTGCTCACGAACCAGCGATTCTCGAATGCTGAGAACGTGCGGCCCAGGCGCTGGCCGGCATCGAGGAACCAGCTCTGCCCCCAGAGATCGAGCAACCCGTTTGGCGCCGGCGTGCCGGTGAGGTTGACCCAACGCTTGACGTGCTTGTGTGCCACCTTGCCCAGCGCCTGAGCACGCACGCCACCCTGGCGCAGCCTGAAGCCCTTGAGCTTCGTCGCCTCGTCAGCGATCACCGTGGAGAACGGCCACTTGCCGTCGAGGTGCTCGACGAGCCAGGGCAGGTTGTCGTAGTTGATCGTGTAGACCGCGGCCTCGCGCTGCAGTGCAGCCTTGCGCTCGCTGGCGCTGCCGGTCACGGCCACCACCGGCATGTCTGCCAGGTGATCCCACTTGCGCTGCTCATCGGGCCATGTTGTGGCGGCCACGCGCAAAGGTGCCAGCACCAGCGCAGGCTGCGTCTCGCCCATCGTGCGCAGGAAGTCCAGGGCGGTCAGGGTGCTGACTGTCTTGCCAGTCCCCATGCCTGCCCAGACGTTGCAGCGCTGGTGCTCAACGATGTGATCGAGCACGGCCTGCTGGTAGTCACGCAGTGCGATTTGCATGTCGCGCCTTCATCTGAGTCTGCAGCTCGGCGTGCTTGGGGATTGCCTTGGCGCCAGCGACCACGACCTCCAGCGAGATGAACGCCTCACCGCAAGCCGCGCAGCGGTGCCGACGGTAGACTCCCTCGTCGGCGGGCCTGGTCATTACGACCGAGCTCTTATCATGCGAGCACATTGGGCACTGCATGATCACGTCCCATCGACCAGCAGCTCGACCGCGGCGATGCTGTCAATGACCTCGACCAGCTCACCCAGGCGGCGCATGCGGTTGTGCTCGCGCAGCTGATGCGACTCGGGCTTCTTGCCAGGGGCCTTGAGCTCGATCCAGATCGGCTGGCGGTCGGGCAGCATTACCCGGCGATCGGGTGCGCCGACGTGGCCATGCCAGACTGCCTTGCGGATCTCACCGCCTGCGGCCTTGACCCGCTTCACCAGGTAGGCTTCGATGTCTCTCTCCTTGAGCACCTTCATGCTGCAGCTCCTGCCATCAGTCCGTTGACCTCCATCGCCTTGCGCTTGTCGCGCACGCGCTGCTGGCGCTCGGCTGCGCTGAGCTTTGATCGCTTGGCGTCTTTGCTTTCGCCCAGCTTGTAGATCTTGATCATGTCCCGGCCGCGGCCGTCTTTCTCCCACATCGAGATGTGAGCAGCCTTTGCGCGGTGCAGTTCCCGGGTGTACTCCAGGATTGTGACGTAGTGCAGGCCGGTCTCTTCGGCCAGCTCGCTGCAGGAGTAGGTGCCTTCCAGCAGCAGCTTGATCAGCTGCGCCTGGTGGTATGCGTTCAGTTTCATCAGGGCCATGATCAGAAAAAATGTGAAAGGACGACCATCGACATGGAGATGGCCACCGTCGCGAAGACAATGGCGATTGCGCAATCGACGACAACGTCCTTGGTGTCGTCGTCATCACGGGCCCGGCAGGCCCGGCCCTGGTTGCAGTTACCGTTGCAGCAGGACATGGTCATCCCCTCCAGGCCAGCATCACGCCCATGCCAGCGAAGATGGCAATCAGCAGGATGAAGTAGAGGACATCCGCCAGGGTGTACTCGCGCTGGCGGGGGATGAGCGGATAGCCGACGTCGAATTGACAGTCGGACAAGTTGCGGGGGGTCTGAATGTGCGAGAGTTTCATGGCATTCCGTTGCTGTTGGAGAGCCACGACTTTAGCATCTGCGAAGCCGGGGTAATCCCGGGGAAACCCTAAATCAATCCGCCGACGGCGCCGATGTCGCTTAAAACTGACAGCGCCTCGCGCTCGTACCAATCGAAGTCGATGTCGCTGGGGAACTGCTCGGGTAGATCCATCATCGGCCTGGCCCCATCGCTGCGTGCGACGGTGTACCCGTTGACCTTGTACCGCAGGGGCCCGGTGACTTCAGTGCTGTAGTACCAGCGCACAGCTTTGCCCAAGTAGTTTCCACCCTGGTCGACCGCACCGCCCTTGACTGTGCGGATCGTGGCAAACCGGGTGATCTCAGAGCATGCGCGAATCGTCTCGGCCAGGGGCACGCCGGCGGTCAGGTACGCAACCACGGAGTCGATGACAACCTGGCCGGTGGGGTTCTTCATCAGGCCCGCGGGCGCGTAGGCGCCTTTCAGCTTGACGCTGCCGTCAGGCTTGATGGCCACATAGTTGTTGACGTCGCGGCTGTAGAGCGCCCGGTAGGGCGTCTCTTCGGTATCGAACCCGGTCGCTTGCTCCCAGCGCTTGACGATGATCTCCATGGCCTGGAGATCATCGCGATGGCAGCGAATCACAATGCCGTCGGTGTTTGCGCTGACGACGCACATCCCAGCGGCCTCGAGCGATTCGATCAGCATCAGCAGCGCCAGCTGGCCGGTGACGGTGGTCTGGATCAGCAAGTCAGGCGAGTACAGGCGAGAGTAGGGCGAGCCGAACTTGCCGAATGACCCGTTGATCGTGAGTTTTTTCGAATCGGCCGCGACCTTGTGGCCGGCTTTCTTCGCTGCGAGACGCTCGGCAACAATCTTTTCGTAAACCTTGGTGAATGCTGTGCCCATCTGCTTTGGTGCCAGGCCCGTGCGCAGGATGATCGCCGGGTAGTAACTGGCGACGTCTCGGTCCACCAGCACATGGTCGTCGTCGGCCTCGACAGCCTGACAGGTCTCGCTTGAGTGCAGCCCGCCGATGCCCAGGCGGTACACACCGGCGCCGATCTTGACCGTCTTACCCTTGAGCGCCTCGGGCTCGGCCACAGAGCCGTTGTCCAGCACCACGAAGTCGGCGTCAAGGATCTCGCGCAGCTTCGCCTGCAGCGGTGCGCTGGTGAACTGGACGAACGCGGGTACTCGGTACTTGTAGACCGTTCCGGCAGGCACCTGGGGGCGCTCGATCTTCCAGCCAGCAATGCGCTCGACTTCGTGAGAGATGACGGCCTCGGCAATCTGCGCGTCGGACTTGCTGCGCAAGTCGATGTCGTACTCTTTGCCCATCGACTCGCGCAGATCGATCTGGGGCTTGAGCTTGTTGTACAGCGCGAGTGTCGTTGTCAGATCGTTTGCGCAATACTCTCTCAGTATCCCGTGCATTTCTGGAGGAATGCTCGACTCCGGCGGAATCGGCAGATCTTGCATTTTCGGGCAGCCGAGCCGGCCACCGTAGATTTTCAGGCTTGCAATGCCAGGCGCCACCTCGATCAGATCGATGTGATCAGTGCGCGGGATCTTGATGCCCCAGGCCTGTTCGAACTGCCATGCCCGGTAGCCGCGGTTGATGATCGCATCGCATGCTTGCTTGATGCGTGCGCAATCGGCGCCAGTCAATGCGACTGCCAGCACGGGCAAGTCGAAGTTCGCGCCGTTGAAAGTGACCAGCTTGTACTGGCGCAAGAACCGACCCAGCCGGTCAACATCCAGCGGCTGCCCGTCGAACTGCTCGAACGAGATGATCTTGCCGGTAGACGTCTCCAGGAACTGGGCCAGGAAGTAGTCTTTGTAGACCTCGCAATCGAGGATGGTGGTGAGCTTGGTCATGCGGTGCCAGTTGCATTGGCGATTGCAGCAGCGGCGCGTTCGTCAGGCCGAGGCAGGCCGCTTGCTGGATTGATTGCGACTCCTGCGTTCAGGCGGGCAAAGCACAGGCCAAGCAGTTCAAGCGTTCGCTCAATGCACTCGGCTTTGGTGTCTCCCATCACAGGCTCATTCACCCATGTCTGCCCAAGATCGGGGTGCTTCATTGGGCGCTGCCAGTAAACCTCGCGTCCGTTGTTGTCGATTAGCCTCCAAGGGCTGCGGCTGTACCCACACTTCTCAATCTTCATTTCATTCCCCTTTCTCGGATGGCTGCGGCGCAATGGGCGGTTGCTTGGTTGTAGTGTTGATCCAGTACCCATTCTGGCGTGACAAGTTTTCGTTGATCGCAAA